TCAGGATGTAAAATGGTATTTTCCTAAACTTAAACCTGGACAGATGTTGGCAGTGCCCTTGGAAACTGGTGTGGAAAGTCCACTCTGTGCTTTCTTTGTCAAGGATATAAGTAGGCAGAGTGAGATAGTTAATTATAGTAAGGTATGGTGATATGAGTAAACTAAGCGAACAGGAATGGCTAGAACTTGTACGTAAAGCTTCTGAACAATATACTTTATCTTTAACTGACGAGGAAGCAAAATATAATTCCGCTAGTGATTTTGTAAGATGGTTATACGAGCAATGGGGCTATGAATACCGTGGGTAGTCTTAAACCGGGTGTTACTTACATTTATGAACGAGCGGGCGGAAGAACCTATGCTCGTGAGATGGGTTCCAGGGAGCGTGTACTAGTAGGTGAAGAATACGCACTAAAAGTTAATCGCAGAAGAATGGAACTCACAGACGAATGGATGCCTATATTAGAACAAGCAGACACCAATCCTGCTTTACAAGAAGCACTGGATCGTGTTAAAGTAATATATGAACTTACAAGGCAACACAACACCTGATAGTCTGGTCACTGACTTTTGGGATTATCGTCTAGAACGTGACAAATTTTGGACTAGGCTACGTATTTTTCGAGAGGATGCAGTCAAACAAGATCCTGATCTAGAAAATTTAACCAAACTGCAAGTCTTGTTAGAACAAAATTATGGTGTCAGGATACATTTAAATGATGCAGGATATATTCTACCTAGTTATGACATCGTGGACGAAGCAAGCTTTACTATGTTTCTATTAAAATATGACCGATAAATTAAGTATACAAAATGAAATGCGTCAGTTCGATTCCAAGAACAGAGATTTCTGGGACGAACTCACAGATGAGGAGCGGAAAAAGTTTAGCCCTTTTCTAATGATACGCTGGGGTGCTGGAGTAGAAGGCGGCGCAGATATGCAGGAATGGTATATACGTGCTGTCAATGAAAGACTTAATCATAACTTCTTTGAGTTAAGTAAACATCCTAAATTACAATGGCTACTAGCAACCACAGTTAGCCCGGGACTGGGCTCACAACGGCACTACTGGCAGTCCACAAAAAAACGTGAAGGCACCACCAACAGTAAACTAGTAAAATTCTTGGCTAATCTTCGTCCTGATTTAAAACAAGATGATGTTGAATTGTTGGCGTCGCTCAATGACATTAAAACTGTAAAAGAATGGGCTAGAAATGCAGGCTACTCAGAACAGGACATTAAACGCGAACTTGGCTGATTTTAAATGTAAGTATTGTGATAAAGTATTTCGCCGCGAAAGCTCTTTAGCGGCACATCTGTGTGAGAAAAAACGTCGCTGGCAGCAACAAAATGAACAGGGAGTACAAATTGGATATAATGCCTACTTACAATTTTATGAAACGACTCAGGGATCAGCTCGTCTTAAAACCTATCAGGACTTTGTGGACAGTCCTTTCTATCTGGCTTTTGTACGTTACGGCAGATATCTGGTTGGCGTTCGTGCTGTTAATGCTAATAGCTTTACAACTTGGTTATTAAAAAATAATAAAAAACTAGATCATTGGTGTAAAGATAGTTTTTATGAAGAATGGTTGCGGGAATATTTAAGAAAAGAAAACCCCAGAGATGCTCTGGAGCGAGCTATCAAGGAGATGCAGGATTATGCAGAAAAACTTAGACTGGATGGAACGGACTCTCTTGGCGATTATAGTAATTATTTCCGTCACGCTAACACTAATCGTGTCTGCTACCATATTACTACCGGTCGTATTAGCCCTTGGGTTCTTTACAATTGTGATAGTGGTCTGGGCTTTCTTGACACTCTTAGCCCAGAGCAAGTACTTTTGGTTATGCCTTATATTGACCCTGATTACTGGAATCGTCGTTTCAAGGAATACCTGGCTGACACTGAGTGGGCTAGGTTAATATTGACTCAAGCTGGCCTATGATATTATTTGTACTAGATTTAACTAGGGAATCTAGTACTAGACAGGAACTAGGTTGGCGTGCCACCCTAGGTATAGAAATTAGTCGTTGGTGCCGTGATCTGGGACTAGAACGCGACGTTGACTATGACTGGGCTTTGATATCTGCTAAAAATGAATTGCATTTTAGGTTCTGGGGTGAAGATCCAGCCTTCGCCACTATGTTTGCACTACGCTGGGCGGAATATCTCTAAATGTTTTATACTACAGATGTTATAACAAACTTTGTGAAAAATCCTAAAAGACTTTATAAAATTGACTGGGTAAGAGACCTAGAGTTGTGTCTACATAATCCCTACGACAGCACTGACCTAGCCTATTATTATTATCATACGGAACAGGAACTAGATGAAATTAATTCCTGGGTTGAAGAAAATAACCTAGGCCAACGAACGTTTATTAATCGATGGCGTCTACGAGACGACCTAGCACTTGCAGTGTTTATACTTAAATGGATCAAATGAAATTTACATCTGATATTGATATTGATTTTGCAGATAGGTCCAAGATACTAGAGCTTATTAAACACACACCTGCAAAACTCGAGGATGGGCAACGTCACGCCAGTGGTGTCTATGTTACTGAAATCCCTGTTGATCCCTATACAGGGTTGGCCAGTCTTGATTACAAAACGGCAGAAGAACTAGGATATCTTAAATTAGATTTTTTGAATGTCAGTGTTTATAATCTTGTTCGAGACCCTGAGCATCTAAAACAGTTAATGGCACAAGAACCTGCCTGGCATCGCCTCTATGAACAAGATTTTTGCGCAAAACTAATACATCTAGGTAATCATTACAAAACACTTATAGAAATGCCCGAAGCAGTAAACAGTATACCCAGACTGGCAATGTTTTTGAGTGTGATAAGGCCAGCTAAACGTCATTTAATTGGCAAGCCCTGGGCTGAAGTAGCACAGACTATCTGGAATCGCCCCGAGGACGGTGGTTATTATTTTAAGAAAAGCCACGCCGTTGCCTATGCACATCTAGTGGCAGTTCATATGAATCTACTAGACTCTACGAACTAGTATTATACTTCTACGTTTACTTTTCCTAAGGATTGTTTCTTTTAGGCTAATAGCGGGGCCGTATTTGAGAGCTACGTCCTTGCTGTTGAATGTTTTTAATGTGTATCTAAACTGGTACCAGTCAGATTTTAAAAATATGTTTATGGGCACAAGTCTATTACTTTCCCACCACCAGGTCTCTCCCATCTCTAGAAAAGCCATTTTTTCCTGATCAGTTTTTAAAGCGCCAAAATCGTAGATGCTAGTAATAACATCGTCCAGATTCTGGACTATGCCAATGTACTCGTTGCCCCCGTAAGTTAAAAAGCTTAAAAAAGGATGATCTTTTAATATATTTTGGTGATCTGGTAGTGTCATCGTATTAAAAATGCTCATTTATTTAGTGTTCTGGTAGTGTGCTGACGCCAAATGTCCAAATAACTAAATATATAAATACAAGATGCAACAAATAACCAGTTACATCTATAATAATAGAATCACGGTGGTCTACGACACCGATCTTTCTACAACTGTAAGGAACAGACAAGTGTACACTAGAACAGTGGATATATACCCCGAGGTGGATAATCCCATACAGATACGTTTTTTGAATCAGGATCAGAAACCCACAGTTTTATCCAACGTCACTGTTCGTCTAGATGTAATTGATGATTATGTGGGCGCAAACAGTAATGTAGTTCTAAGTCGCACTGCCACTGCTATAAACGCAGCAGCGGGGTTATGGACATTAACTATAACTAGTGCCAATGTAGCAGGGCTAGACAGAAGTACCTACAATTATATGATTAAAATTGATAACGGTTCAGCTAATACCGCAGCCTACACTGATGATAATTTTGGCGCCTACGGACAGATAAGAGTCCATAACAATACAAAATAATTATGGCTGCTAACGGGATCAGTACTTTATCTAGCAAGGAAGATAGACAAGTTGCAAAACTTGACCTAGCTCAGATCGACCGCCAGGCTGGAGGGAATGTACTTGCTCCTGCTTATAGAGCTAGAAACAATTATGATATAACACAGTTACCCACTCAGTACAGTGGTAATACGGTTGTAAATAACCCCAACACTGGAGGTTTAATTAATGGAAGACCCTGGGTATGAGTGATAGTAATAAATTAGCAAACGTTGATTATAGATTAAAAAATCTTACTAATGCTCTTTATCTAACTAATGACGATGACGTTGCGCTTCGCACTGGTATAGAGGGCAACATAGTGATTAGCGGTAATGTAAATGTTCCGGGAAATGTTAACGTAGACTCCGCACATATAACAGAAGTGGGAACTAGTGGTATACTTACTACACCATATCTTCCTGTAGGCGGTAACGTAGCTATAACCAATAATGTAACAGTGGTAGATGGTGGCGGGAGTATCACTGTGGATGGTAATGTAACTGCCACAGTCTCAGGCAATGTTAATATTGGAACTTTACCTGAAGTAGAAATTAAAAACGATACAGGCAACCCTATAGCTATTAGTAAAAACACTACCACTAATAGTGAATCTAACCCCATCTGGGTTAAAGGTACTAGTGACACAAGTTTCTTTAGTCCTGTACAGAGTGATGCCTTTGGTAGACTGCGTATTAGCAATCCTTTTACATTGTTTGATGGGGCAATGCGCTACAATGATAATGAGTTTAAATGGAATCAGAAAGATACTGCGGGAGGTACGAGTTCTTTCCTAGCTAACGAAAGTAGTGTACTTATGTCAGTGTCCTCCAATGGCGATGAAAGTATAAGACAAAGTAAACAAGTATTTGCCTACCAACCTGGTAAAAGCTTACTAACCCTTGTAACTTTTGCAGCTACCACACCCACAGTGGGATTAAGACAGCGTGTGGGATATTTTGGAGCACAAAATGGCGTCTATCTAGAACTTGATGGCACCACGGTCAATATGGTTATAAGAAAGTTTACCTCAGGTACCGTAGACGATACATCAGAAAAGATAGCTAGATCCAGCTGGAATGGAGACAAACTAGATGGCACTGGGCCCAGCGGAATAACTTTAAACTTCAGTAAATCCCAAATATGGTGGTGTGATGTAGAATGGCTAGGTGTGGGGTCAGTAAGAACAGGATTTGTTGTAAATGGTCAGTTTATAATCTGTCACACTTTCCATCACGCTAATGTACTAGATAAAGTTTATATGACCACTGCCTGTTTACCCGTGCGATATGAAATAACAAGTACAGGTGCAGCAGGTAATCTAAGAGCTATTTGTAGTACAGTTATATCAGAAGGTGGATATAGTAATAGAAGCCTTCCAAGAGCAAAAAGTACAGCACTTACCGGACGTAATTTATCAGATACAGAGTTTAGGCCTTTGATTTGTATTAGGTTAAAAAGTGGTAATATAGATTCAATTGTGACCCCTAGTAAATTTGATCTTTATGGGTTACAGCAGGCAGCCTTTATATATAGAGTTATTTTAAATCCCACACTCACAGGGGCATCCTGGGTAAGTGCTGATACCAATAGTCGTGTTGAATATGACATTAGTAGCAATGCTCTTTCAGGTGGCACTGTAATTAACGAGGGCATTTTTGTAGGATCAAATAAAGGTGGTGCAGCCTCTGTAAGTTCTAACGAAATAGATTTTTCACAACAACTAGGTAGAACTATTGATGGGGTCAGTGATATCTATTGTATTGCTGCTATTGCAACCACAAATAACGATGACGCAGTGGCTAGTCTGAGCTGGCAGGAACATATTTAACCATATTCCTTACTCTAAAGTCTTGCTAAATCAACCTAACTAGTGTAGAATATACACTATGTATTCTGCCATTCAGGACTATGTCCTACAACATCTTCCTTTTAGAAAAAAAACCAGCCAGAGTGGCTGGATAAGCTTTGATGCTCCTTGCTGTGTGTATCGTGGAGAAAGTGCAGATACACGCAGTCGCGGTGGTATAAAAACCACTCCGGAAGGTGGCGTCAGTTATCATTGTTTTAACTGTTCTTACACAGCCAGCTACCAGCCTGGCAGATCTCTTAGTTATAAATTTAGAAGATTACTTAAATGGTTGGGCACAGATGATCTAGAAATACAACGTCTTGCAATAGAAGCAACTAGATATCGTAGCTTAATTGATCCCAGCGCACTCGCAGTGCAAGAAGAAAATACTGCCATAACTTTTGAGTCAAGAGAACTTCCCGAGCAGTCCAGGGACATTGTAGAACTAGCCACACATTATACTCTCGCAGACTATAAACATATACCCGAAGAGTACCACAGTGTGGTAAAGTATATAATGGATGACCGCAAGATAGATACAAGTAAATATAACTTCCGGTGGACTCCTGAAGTAGCTTATAATCTACATAAACGTGTGATTATTCCTTTTTACTATCAGGGAAATATAGTGGGCTACACAGCTCGCGCTGTAATAGATGATGTAAAGCCCAAGTATAGAAGTAGCCATCCAGCAGATTTTGTTTTTAACCTGGATAGACAGACAGCGGATAAAAAATTTGTCATAGTCTGTGAAGGACCTTTTGATGCTATGAGTATAGATGGTGTGGCAATATTGACCAATGAAGTAAGTAAACAGCAGGCTGAACTTATAGAAAATCTAGAAAGAGAAATCATCGTAGTTCCTGATTTTGATGTCAAGCCTCATCCCAAGTCCGGCAAAAAAATCTGGGCTGGACAACGATTAGTGGACCAAGCCCTTGAACTAGGTTGGTCAGTAAGTTTCCCAGTCTGGAGGGAAACCTGCAAGGATATAAATGAAGCGGTCGTAAAATATGGTCAGCTATTTGTACTCAAGTCCATACTGGATGCTTGTGAAACAAGTAGAATTAAAATAGAATTACTAAAACGTGGAGTAGTGCATTAATGGCAAAAGATTATAATACAGAAACACAGAAGTTATTTTTAGAAATAATGATCACTGATCCTGAAATGTATGTCAGGATTCAGAATATCTACAATAATGAAAACTTTGATCGAGCTCTTAAGGATGCGGCTAAATTTATCAGCCAGCATAGTAACGATTATAAAAGTTTACCTAGTAGAGAACAAGTACAGGCAGTGACCGGCGTTGAGCTAAGAGTCATTGACAATCTTGATGATGGTACTAGAGAATGGTTCCTAAAGGAGTTTGAAGGCTTTAGTCGTCGACGTGAACTGGAACGTGCTATCTTGAAATCTGCAGATATGATAGAAAAGGGCGAGTATGATCCCGTGGAAAACATTATCAAAAATGCAGTGCAGATTGGACTTACCCGAGATATGGGCACAGACTACTTTGCCAATCCCAGTGAACGTATTAATAGATACTTTAACAGTGGCGGACAGGTCAGCACAGGATGGCCACAACTAGATAAAGTACTCTATGGTGGATTTAGTCGAGGAGAGCTTAACATATTTGCCGGTGGGTCAGGATCAGGTAAATCACTGGTTATGATGAACATAGCTCTAAGCTGGCTACAGATGGGACTGAGTGGTGTCTATATCAGTCTAGAACTTAGTGAAGAGCTTTGTGGCTTGAGAACAGATGCTATGTTAACTGGTACAAGTACCAAGGACATACGTCGAGACGTAGAAAACACAGAACTTAAAATTAGGCTGGTGAGTAAAAAGTCTGGTAAGTATCGCATCAAGGCACTGCCCGCACAAAGCAACATCAACGATATAAGAAGTTTCCTCAAGGAATATCAGATACAGACTGGCAACGCAGTGGACTTTGTGATGATCGACTATTTAGATTTGTTGATGCCAGTAAGTGCTAAGGTCAGTCCCAATGACTTGTTTATTAAAGACAAGTATGTATCTGAAGAATTGCGCAACCTAGCCAAGGAACTTAATGTACTAATGGTCACAGCAAGTCAGCTAAACCGTAGTGCTGTGGAAGAAGTAGAATTTGACCACAGTCATATTTCGGGTGGTATCAGTAAAATTAACACAGCAGATAATGTATTTGGTATTTTTACTAGTCGTCAGATGCGCGAGCGAGGCCGTTACCAGATACAGTGTATGAAGAGTCGTAGTAGTACAGGGGTGGGTATGAAGATAGATCTTGATTATAATATTGAAACAATGCGTATCACTGATCCCGGGGAAGACGCTGGACCAGGTACATTGAAACCACAGGTTGGCAGTATTATGGATCAGATCAAGGCCAAGACCAACGTGGAATCTCGAGATAGTTCCAGTGCAGACGACGATAGTGGTAGCAAGGATCTTGGAGAAGCACAGAGTACCAAGCTTAAACAAATGCTGGCCAGTCTTAAAACTTCCAAAACCCTATAAAACATAAATATTACTAATCCGGAGCTGATCTTGCAAAAACGCACACGTAGTATACTAGAGGAACTAGATAGCATTCGTCGAGAGCGAGATAGGGAAAGTCTAGTAGAAAGCCGCGCCAATCACGTAATACAGGGCGCAATTAATCTTATAGGTTTTATAAGAGAGAACTACGATGCTGAACAAGCGGATGAGTTAGAGCGTAGACTTTTAAACAGTATTAGATCCCAGGATCTAAGTAAGTTCAGCCGTGGTGTTAAACGAATACAAAATGAAAATAAAAGAAATAATCCTAGAGAAGACCACAGCAACACCACTGGGTAGTTTAAAAAATCAACCCGGATTCGCTCAGGGTTTTATATCTGGTCTAGTGCCTGGCGCAGATCAGGCCTTTCAGACCTCCCGTAGGAACAGAATAGCTACAGCGTCGCCCTACACTGACGCTCCCACCACCACCTCTGCTAATGCTAGTAGTAGTACAAGCAACATAAGTCCTGAATATCAAAAAGCACAACAGCAGGCGCAGCAGTTGGCACAACGTGCAGCAGCCTATAAGCCAGCTAAACTAGGTCAGGTAAATCCTCGCCAGGATCAAGATAATACCTATGATGTTAGTTTTGCTGATGGTACAAGAGGTATTGTACGAGTGGGTTACAAAGACGAGCAGGGACGAGATGTTCCAAGTAGAATAAGCACAATAGATCCTAACACTAAAAAACCCTATAGTTATAGTTACGATAATACAACTAGAGAGTGGCGCTATGTGGGTGGTGGACCACTTACTGATCCTGAAGAAATTAATAATTTAAACTCTATAATTCAAACTGTTGGTCAGCAGGCACAACAGATAAACACTCAGGCAGCAGCACAACAAAAACGTGCTGCTAACCTACAAAGAGCTAGACAAAATAGAAAACAAAAAATAGCTGGTAAACAAGGCACATCTACCACAGCAGCACCAGCAACTGCTCCAGAACAAGGAACACCATAACAATGCGACTTTTTGAAATTAAAAATACACAACCTACTTGGAGACGCCTCAACGAGTCTGACGAGAAAGCAACACACTTAGAACATCTTGAAGATGAAATTTTTAACAAGGGTTATGTGGGTGCTCTAGAAGCTTTCAACTACATAGAAGGTCTAAAACAGATGTTGACCAAGGAAGGCACAGGAGAAAATACTCGTGTTACTGTTAAGTGGGACGGTAGTCCAGCCATACACTGTGGTATAGATCCAGAAGACAATACATTTTTTATAGGTACAAAAAGTGTTTTTAGTAAGGCTGCTAAACTTTGTAAAAGCAACAAAGATATAGATAACTGGTATGGGGATGTTCCTGAACTTGCAGCTACACTCAAAGCTTGTTTGCAGTATCTTCCCAAGCTAGGTATCAAGGATGTTATTAAAGGCGATCTATTGTTTGTGCGTGGTACTAATAGAGATCTAGTAGAACAAGAAATTAATGGAAGACGTTATCTAACCTTTACACCTAACACTATTACCTATGCAGTGGATATGGAAAATCAGGCCGCCCTGGCAAAACAGATGCAGGCAGCTAAACTGGGTATTGTGTTCCATACAGTCTACCAGTGGACTCCACCTACTCCAGAAGATCAACAGGAAAGACAGGAGCAAGGGAAAGAACCCCTAAGTGATACTCCCAATCTACCTGATATGAAGGCGCATTTTAGATTTAATCCAAGCAGCCTAGAACACATACGTGATGTCTGGTGGGACGATGCCTATTACGAAGATATGACAGGTATTGCCACACTAACACCGCAGGAAGCTCGCCGTGTGGAATCACAGCTTAATCGTGTTGCTGTAATTTTTAGCAAGGTTGACCCTGCAGTATTTGATAGATTCCTTGGTGCAGGAAATAATAAAACCAGCGATTTTGTTACCTATATTAAACCTTTTATCAACACCAAGGTACAGCAGGGCGAAACACAGGTGGGAAGTGCTATAGAGTTCTTAAAGGAATTCCAGGACTATGTAGAACAAAAAATGCAAGCAGAAATAGCCAAACTTAAAGGCGGGCCTGAAAGTCAAGCAGCACAGGATAGACTGGAACGTGTGGAAGCTATCAAAAAGTTTATAGCAGATAATAGTAACACATTATTAAGCATACTAGCACTGTATAAAAAAGCAGTGGAGTTAAAGTTATTTTTTGTAAAGAAACTACAGATGATAGAAAGCACTGTGGGGACATTTATCAAAACGGAAAGCGGCTATAAAGTAACCAAGCCCGAGGGATTTGTGGCTGTAGGCGGCGATGGCCAGGTAGTTAAACTTATTGATCGTCTGGAATTTAGCAGAGAGAATTTCCAGAAAAGTCGCAATAGAAATCCTGCCTAATTCCAAGATAATTAATACATTTGGTATAAATAATGATATGCGCAGTGCGCAGAATTTTTAAAGGAACAAGAAAATGCCAGTATTTACAAGAACCAATGGTGGTGCTAGTCCAGTAACTAACACAGCTAATGCAGCCATTAGCAATCAAGACTCACAAGCAGTTATTATCTCTACCGGTATCGGTAAGCCAGTTCAGGCTTTTGGTGTTAATGCTAATGCAAGTATTGCTACAGCATTTGGCGCAGGCGAAGCAATTGAAGTTGCACTAAGAGCTATCTCTAGTCGCGCTACTATCCTAGCCTATCAGGTAGACAGCCCTCTACTAAGTGTATTAGTAGAAGAAAGTGATTGGACAACCAGCACTCTACAGTCCAACATTAATGCAGCACTAACAGGTGCAAGTATTAATATTTCTACTACTGTAACCAACGTAGGTATGAAACTACAACTTTCCTAATATCTAGGTAAGTATAAAAGAAGTCAAATAAGGCAACCTTGGTTGCCTTATTTTTTACTAAAATTTTGCAGTTACTAAATACAGGGTCAGTAAAATATTAATAAAATGAGCTCTACAGACATAGAAAAAGAAAACCTAGAAGCGCACGTTGAACTCTGCGCTGAACGTTATAAGCAACTGGAAAGCAGAATTGCGGGAATAGACAAACGTTTGGAAAACGTAGAAGAACATCTGGTGGCTATACGTGATACTATTTCACACAAATCCAGTAATACTGATAAACAGTTCATAACGATTGGCACAAGTGTACTGGGCATCTTACTAACAGCAGTAATAGGACTTTTAGTACATCTAGCCACCAAATGAAAATAACTGAAATCCTTAAAGCCAATACAAAATTGCACGTAGCTCTCAACAACGAAGAAGCAGAGCTACTCAAGGAACTTAGAACCAAGGAATCAATTTTAAAGTCAGATCTGTCGGAGAGACAACAGTTGATAGCCAATCAACTTGTAAATAAAGATCTACTATTGAGAATCAATGACAACAACCAAATCATTTACAAACAACCAACTAGGGCAGATCATAATAGATCTAGCACTAGATAAAATAAAAAACTGGACCAAGCAAGAGTATAGACGTATAAGATCACGGTCCCGTGTACCACTTTGCATAGAAATAAACAAAAATACCTGGACTATAGGCAATTTTGTAATAAGACATCAAGGCACTCATATCTACCGTGTGGATACAACAGGGGTTAAAGTGCATATTTTTTACAGTAGGGCCGCTGCAATTTTCTACTGTGCGCTGACGACACTGAATCAGTATAGATTAGCTGAT